TATCTCTCTCATCGCAAGAGACGAAAATCAGCATCTTGTCATTACTCAAAACATCCTCAACAAATGGCGCGAAGGGGATGACCCAGAAATGGAAGAGATTGCTAAGGAAGAAGAATCCGTAATCATCGATATGTTCAAGAGAACTGTAGAAGAGGAAAAGGCATGGGCAGAGTATTTGTTCAAAGATGGATCTATGATCGGTCTGAATGACAAACTTCTCGCACAGTATGTTGAGTGGATCGCAAATCGTCGTATGAAGGCGATTGGTTTGAAACCCATCTATGATATTCCTGCAAAGAACAATCCCCTTCCTTGGACTGAACACTGGATTTCTTCTAAGGGTCTTCAGGTTGCACCTCAAGAAACAGAAGTAGAATCCTATGTTGTTGGTGGTATCAAACAAGACGTTGAGAAAGATACCTTCGCTGGATTTAAGCTATAAATAATAGAAAATGATTTAAATTATGGCTACTTCGATTAAAGTCTCTGATAATATCGAGAGACTTCCTGCGAATCCATTCGCTTTTGAAGTTCTAAATCTTGCATCAAAACAAAGAACGAATGCAAAGAAGGCTCAAGTATTGAGAGAATACAATGATCCTTCTTTGCAAACTCTTTTGATTTGGAACTTTGATGAAACTGTCGTTTCAATGTTGCCTAGTGGTGTTGCCCCCTATGCAAGTACAAAAGAACAAACATCTTTCTCAGGAACTTTGGGTGAGAAGATTGATACTGCTGTAAAAATGATGGGAGAACTTGGTTCTCAATCGTTAGGATCTCAAGACCAAGGCAAGACTTCTATTAGAAAAGAATATAAGTATTTCTATAACTTCGTTAAGGGTGGTAATGATGGACTCTCTTCTATGAAAAGAGAAACCATGTTTATTGGTATCCTGGAAGGACTTCATCCACTCGAAGCCGAGATTCTTCTTCTGGTTAAAGATCATAATCTCCAAGAAAGATATAAGATTACTAAGAAGAATGTATCTGATGCATTTCCAGAAATCAAATGGGGCAATAGGTCATGACAATTAAAAACGACATTTCCGAGAAGTTAAGAGATAGACTAATTTATACTCTCGGTAAAAGTCCACAGAATGCAACTAAACATGATGTTTATACTGCATTGTGTTATGCGGTGAGAGATAAGATGATGGATAATCATCTTGTGGAAAAATATCACAAAAAAGAAGTTGCATATCTCTCCGCAGAGTTTTTAATTGGTCCACAGTTGAGCAATAATTTACTTAATTTAGATATCAGAAAAGAAGTTGAAAATATCGTATCTGATTATGGATATGAATTAGATGAAATTCTTGATCTATCTGTTGAACCTGGACTGGGTAATGGGGGACTAGGAAGACTCGCTGCTTGTTATGTTGAATCATTAGCAACACTAAGAGTTCCTGCAACAGGATATGGTATTAGATATAAGTATGGTATCTTTAAACAAACAATTAGAGATAATCAACAAGTAGAGGTTACTGATAATTGGTTGCATGGTGACTGGCCATGGGAACTCTGTTATCCTGATGAATCGGTGATGGTTGGATTTGGAGGAAAAGTCGAACATTACGATGGTCATGGAGTTCGTTGGGTTCCCGAAAAACATGTTGTTGCAGTGCCATATGATGTATTGCAAGCCGGATATAAAGTCAATAGTTGTGCTAAAATAAGATTGTGGAGAGCTGATGCGATTGATGTATTTGATTTTTCGGCTTTCAATATCGGAGATTATCTAGGATCTGTAGAAAATAGTGTTAAGTCCGAAACTATTTCCAAGGTTCTCTATCCTAATGATGGTACGGATCAAGGCAAGGAACTTCGACTGAAACAACAATTTTTCTTTGTCAGTGCGTCTCTCCAAGATATGTTTAGAAGTCTTTCTGAACGTGGACTTCCTGTTGAAGAGTTTCATAATCATTATCAAGTTCAACTAAATGATACCCACCCATCAGTCGCGGTTGCAGAACTTATGCGACTTTTGATGGACGACCATCATTTAGATTGGGATATTGCATGGAATATTACAAGCAAATCAATCGCTTATACAAATCATACACTACTTCCTGAAGCTTTAGAGAAGTGGAGTGTAAGTCTGTTTGAAAAACTTCTACCTAGACATCTGGAGATTATCTATGAAATCAATTCTAGATTTCTGCAAATTGTCAGAATGCACTACCCAGGGGATGAAGAAATCCTTCGCAAACTGTCTATCATCGATGAGACGGGTGGTAGATCTGTCCGCATGGCCCATCTTGCAACAGTCGGATCTCACCATATCAATGGTGTTGCTGCACTTCACTCAGATCTAATTACTAAGAACTTGATGCCTGAGTTCTATGATCTTTGGCCTCATAAATTTACCAATGTAACCAATGGTGTGACTCCTCGTCGCTGGTTGGCAGATTCTAATCCAGCACTTGCAGAAGTTCTTACCGATTGTGTTGGTGATGGATGGGCTACTGATATGACTCGTCTTGGGGATCTGGAGAAGTTTGCTGATGATCCTATCGTTCTCGAAAAGATTGGCGCAACAAAACTCATTGGTAAACATAAACTAGCACAATACATACAGAAGACACTTGGTATATCTGTTGATCCGTCAAGTATGTTCGACGTACAAGTAAAGAGAATCCATGAATACAAACGACAGCATCTCCTTGCTCTATGGATTGTGTCTCGGTATTTGTATATCAAAAATCATAAAGACGATTATGTTGTTCCACGTACAGTAATCTTTGGTGGCAAAGCCGCACCTGGTTATTACATGGCGAAAGAAATTATTCGTTTCATTTGTAATCTTGCGGAGACTATCAATTCTGATCCTGATATGGATGGAAAGTTGCGTGTCGTATTCCTACCAAACTATAGTGTAAAGTTGGGACAGAAAGTTTATCCCGCTGCAGATCTTTCTGAACAGATTTCTACAGCAGGTAAGGAGGCATCTGGCACTGGTAACATGAAGTTCCAGATGAATGGTGCCCTAACTATTGGCACACTTGACGGTGCAAACGTAGAGATTCGTGACTTGGTGGGTGAAGAGAACTTCTTCCTCTTTGGTAATACTGAAGAACAGATTGGTGATCTATGGAAGAATGGTTATAATCCTAAAGAACACATGAGTTCTGGATTGTTTGAGGCGATTGAGTTGATCAAGTCTGGTCACTTCTCTAACGGTGAGAAGAATGCCTTCTCTGCGATCATCGACAATCTAATGGAGAATGATCCCTTCTGTGTCTGTGCAGACTTTGCTGACTATTGTCGTGCTCAAAATGTAGTAGATACAACGTGGGGTAACAGAGAGGAATGGAATCGAAGATCTCTAATTAATATAGCTAGATCTGGATTCTTCTCTTCTGACAGATCTATTGAAGACTACTGTGACAATATTTGGAAAATTTAATTATTGTAGGAGATCCTAAATACTTAAACGGATAGTTCTATAAGTGGGTCTCCATGTCATTTCAAGGTATTGTTACTGGACTTACTCCTAATGATGGACAAGGTGATACCCTGTTAACGGGCGCAATAAAGACAAACGATAATTTTAAAGAATTATACAGAGCTCTTGGCGACGGTACTAATTTAGGTATCGCTACCTTGACGCAGTTAAAAACAATTGGAGTTATAACTGCGACTGCATATTATGGTGATGGTTCTACTCTAAGTAATATTTCCGCTTCGGATGCAACTTATGCTGCAGTTGCTGGTATTGCAACTGTTGCTGAGAATTTAACTGGAACGCCAGATATTATTATTAGACATTTAAATTCTCCAACTGGTGTTATTACCGCTGCATTATTTTCTGGTACTTTTTCTGGAGATTCTACAGGACTATCGGGAGTTCCCAATATAAACGTTGGAGTTGTTACTGCAACTCAGTTAAACGGTCCATTAACAGGAGATGTTAATGGAAATCTAACTGGCACAGCAACTACCGCAACTAATCTTGCTGACGCCGCCAATATCACCACAGGAACTATTAGTAACAATAGATTGCCTGCAAATATTACCAAAAATTTAACTGGAGATGTTACTGGCAATCTAACAGGTAATGTCACTGGCAATGTAACTGGAAATCTAACAGGCAATGTCACTGGTAACTTAACTGGTAATGTCACTGGTACAGCAACTACCGCTAACAATCTTGCTGACGGTGCCAATATTACTACGGGAACCATTAGTAATGATAGACTTCCTTCAACAATAACTAAGAATTTAACTGGTGACGTTACTGGCAACCTAACTGGAAATGTAACTGGTACAGCGACTACTGCAACCAATCTCGCTGATGGTGGTAACATTACTACGGGAACTATTAGTAATGATAGACTTCCTTCAACAATAACTAAGAATTTGACTGGTGATGTTACTGGTAACTTAATTGGCAATGTCACTGGTAATGTAACTGGTACAGCAACTACTGCAACTATTGCTACAAATGCAGAGGGTCTAACTGGTTCTCCTAATATCACTGTCACCGACATTACTGCCTTTGGTAATGTAAGTATTGCAGGAACTCTCACATACGAAGATGTAACTAACGTCGATTCGATTGGATTAATTACAGCAAGAAATGGTCTTCAAGTAGATAGTGGTGGTATTAATGTAACTGGTAATTCTACTATTACTGGTGTTTTGACTGCTAGTGAATACCGTTTTCCCAATTATGGAAGTACTAATTATACTAGATTAGGTTCGGGTCAACTAATAGTATCTGGACTTAATGACAAAGGATCGATTCAGGTAGGAGCATTAACAACAGTCTTCTCCATGGGACATGCTCCTTTTAATAATAATTGTTACTTTAGTCAAACTGGTGAGCATGATTGGGTTTTTTGGAGTGGTCTAACCACCACCTCTATGACGGTTAATGGTGGTATATCAACCCGTCCACATAGTGTTACTCTTAGAAAATTATATGTAGACACAAATGCAGATATTGACGGAAATCTAAGTGTCTCTGGTATTGCTACACTTGGATCTCATACACTAAATGCAAATGACTTTAAAGTCGGTACAACACTGAACTTCAAGAGTAGTGATGGTTCAACAAATATTCTTACACTAAATCAATCTGGTTCTGTAGGTTTATACCATAATACTAATAAGAAATTTGAAACTACCGCAAGTGGCGTAGAAGTTACTGGTGGATTGGTTGCAGATAATCTTAGTGTAAGTGGTGTTTCCACTCTTACTGGACTGACAAGACACGTTGGTGTTACATCTTTCTTTGATGATGTTAATTTCCTCTTCGATGATAATACAGGTAAAGTAACCCTAGGTCCTAATAATGAATTAGAAATATTTCATGCCAATGCAACAGGCAACTCTGTTATAAAAGAATCTGGTAGCGGATCACTTATACTTGCTGGTGACAATGTTGTTATTAGAAACGCCGCAAATAATAAGAATGCGGCAAGTTTCATAGCAAATGGATCAGCAAACCTGTTCTACAATAATGGTAAGAAATTTGAAACCACTGGTATTGGTGCATCCGTACTTGGTACTTTAGAAGTATTTTCTTTTGCAGAAATTGGATCTGGATTAAATGTATCAGGTGTTGTAACCGCTGTTACTTTTGATGGTAACGTAACTGGTAACGTAACTGGTAACGTAACTGGTAATACTTCGGGAACTGCTGGTGGATTAACTGGAACTCCAGATATTACTGTTGGAGATATCATTGCGTCTCAATTAAATGTATCTGGATTAACAACCACGACCAATAAGATCGAAATTAGAAGTACTGATAGTACACCAGGTAGAATTGATTTATTCTGCGAAGTTAATAATGCACATTATGCTCGAATCCAGGCACCAGGACATGGTAGTTTCAGTGGAAACGTAGTTGCAACACTTCCAACGAAATCTGGTAATCTAATTGTTGGAGATAGTGCTGCAATTGATAATGATATCAACACCACTGGAATTATTACCGCAAGTTCTTTCTCGGGATCTGGTTCAAACTTAACCTCGTTAACTGGAGCATCTGCTGGTAGTTATGGTGGTGGTTTTGCAATTCCAGTTATAACCGTTGATGCAAATGGAAGAATCACAGGAATTTCTACTGCTGCTAATGCTGGCCCGCAAGGTGGCAGCGGTGGAATTGCTAACGTTGTAGATGACACTGCTCCACAACTGGGTGGAACATTAGATACCAATGGGAATCTAATTAAATTTGGTGATAGTTCTGGAGCTACTGATGATAGATTAAAATTTGGTGCTGCTGATGCCTTACAAATTTATCATACTGGTTCTTTAAGTTATATTTCCGATCAAGGAGCTGGAGCTCTGAGAATTATTGGTAATCAGATCAGACTAAGAAATGCTGCCGATAATGAAGATCTTGCTACGTTTACTCAAAATGGTAACGTAAATCTTTTCTATAACAATGTTGTAAGATTACAAACCACAAGTACTGGTGTGTTTATGAGTGGTATTGCAACTGCAACATCATTCTCTGGTGATGGTTCATCTCTCACTGGTATCGTTACCTCTATTGTTGCTGGTAACAATGTAACCTTACAAACTAATGGTGGAGAAGTTACTATTAATGCCAGCGGTGGCGGCGGAGGATCTGCAGGTGTTGACATTCAAAATGATGGATCAGTAGTTGGTACTGCAATAACCGCAATCAACTTCGGTACAGATCTAACCGCAACAGTCAATGGAACAACAGCGACCGTTGCCTCTACTGCTTCTGGTGGTGGAGGAGGTGGAGTTTCTCAGTCAACCGTTGTCGCACTTGCGATTGCATTGGGTTGATTGTCACTTATAAATACTTTTCGATAAGGAGTAATCCCGCAAGATGGCAAAGAAACTATTAGTTGGTACTTACAGATTTGACGCGAGTGAAAAGTCTGTATTTTGCAAGGGAAATATTACCGCAGAAAGATTTCTTGTTGTCACCAACGTAACAAGAAATACCATCATCTATAATTTTGCGGATGTAAACGCAGGTTTAGCTGGTGTATCATACGATTCTGTTACTGACGAGACCGAACTCTCCTTAGTATATGATACAACAACTCAAGCAGATACTGATAAACTTCAAATTTTTATTCAAGGAGATTATCAAGAGATTACTCCTGCAGAAGATATTTTAGATCCTGTTGGAAAACTAAGAGTCAGTAATCCAGAGAACCTTATTGATACTGACTTCGAGTATGGACTACAGTCAACCAAATGGGAAACTCTCCAAACCGTAAACAATATTCCTACCATTTATAGTAGTAGTGGTGATACTCCTATTGATGGTATTGTTTCTATTAATGCTAGGAACGGAAGTAGAAATATTAAAGTAACAACCAATATTCCTCATGGTTTGAGTATTGGAGATCCAATCTCGGTTCAGGGTGTATCCCAATATCAGGCAGAAGGATTTTTTATTGTTACTAACGTTCCAAGTACTACAGTATTTTTCTTTGAACTTGATGTTGCCGCATCATTCAGTGGAGATATTAACGGAAGTTATACAACTATTATCCCTGGCAAATTCTTTGAAGGATCTACACTACCAGTTAGTACTGCAGACGGTGCTACGACAAATGGATCGGATCCAAGTACTATTAGTGTTACGACCGAGAATACTCATGGATTTTCTCAAGACACTAAAGTTTATCTAAGAAATACTGTTGGTCCACGTACACTTAAAATTGCAGATAGTGCTGCAACAGCTCCAGATGGCAGACCATTTGTTGATACTGTTGTAAACTTCAACACCAACACTGCCATTGATATGTCAACAGACACTGGTAGGGGAAGTTATAAGAAGAATCCTCTAGTAACTTATGACTGGGAATCAACATATACAACATATCTTGCTGCTTCAGATGTAAACACGAGTACAAATAGAATTACTTGGAATAATCACAACTTACGTAATAAGTATGCACTTTTGTTTCAAACACCATATCAGGGATTAACTGATGGTGGGATGGTTGATGGTACTGTTTATTATGTTGAAGTTATTGATGCTAATACAATTGAGTTACATAACAATACTACGTTATCTTCACAGGTAAGTTTATCCTCTCTTTCTAATTTATATGGTCTTGCTAGATTGAGTCTATGTTATAAAGTAGAAAGTGCATCTGGAACTGCAAGAAGAACTACTTTCGGCGATTATTACATTACCCAGACACAACCAGTTACTACTGCTGGACAGGGAAGTAGTAGCACCAGCACGGTCACCTATAGTGTAAACCTAACTGCAGCTGGTTTAGGCAATCCAACATCTGTTACTATTGACCAAATTCTATTATCTGGTGACGTTAACTCATCTGGTGAATTTGTTACCTTTACGATTGCAGGTACTACTGAAGAGGTGTATTCACCAGGAAACCAGTCTACAAACTATGTGAGAGCAACTAATAGGCAGGGTGGAGTTACTGTATTTGAAAACTTTGATGCGACTACTGCACTTACGAATAGTGGTGGAAACACTTTCCTCACTGTACAGGCAAGTTGCGCTGGATCAGTTGGTACATTTGTTTGGGGTAATGATCGTTATAGATTCCAACTTAGAATTCAACCAGCTGGTGGAACATTTACTGATTCCCAGAAAGAACGTAGTGGTGGAGATCTAAGTGATTCTGTTTGGGGTCTTGGTGGTAGTGCTCCTGCATCTATCGTTGCTTTCCAAGGGAGAACTCCTGGCGGAACCACAAACTCAAATGATGCATTTTCATATCTATCTAATCAGAGAAACTATGGTAGATATGGAACATTCGGTGTAAGAAATCCATCTTATAGTGTCCAAGGAACGCCATCTCAAACAGGTTCGTTCGCTCTCAACTATACAGATAGCAATACTTCTTACGGTGCAAGTAGTGAAATTTTCTATGTATTCTGCAATACCTTAACCGCAGATAGAAATACTCTTTATATCGCATCTCATGGAATCGTAGGAAATCAAAATGTAACTGTTACTGTAGATTCTACGAGATATAGTGCTGGTGATAGATTTGGATATACAAATACTACCAGTGGAACAACAGATATGCCTTCAAGTTTCCAGGCAACTGCAACTCCAGTTAATGATGATGTTATTAGACTATCAACAAAGGTATCACCAAATACTGATGATATCACGAGAGTACCTACAGCCTTTAATATTTCTTACGTAACAGCTAACGATAAATTCAATTCACTTTTTATTGCAAACCATAAGATTACTGGAGATGTTACCGCAACGTATACAAACGTATCTGGTACTGCAATTCCACCACTGACAAACGGACAGTCTATTGACCTGACAAGACTGGATGATAGTAGACTTCAGTTGGCTAATACTGGAAGTAATAACTCTGGTAGTAGTACTCATGTAATTCAACAAAATAGTAATTCTGCATATACAGTATTCATTGATATTGAAACTGCTCTAGGATTTACTCCAGGTACTGCAGAAATTACTCAATTAGAATTCCGTGGTGACTTTAGTGCTCAATCTGAGTATGCAACCTTAGATATTCTTAATAGTAGTAATCAAGTTCAGAATAGTTATACTATTGGTCAATTTGATGATTCTGGTGATACCGCAACATACACTACTTCTACTACATTCCCAGGTAATTCTAATTACGACATTTCAAGTATTCTTCACAATAATGGCGGATCAACCTTAGGATTTACTGTCAGAGTTGATCCCACCAGTGCGGTTAACTATGGACCTGGTGGTGGTCCATGGTGGGGATTTAGATTCACTGTATCTGCAGAACAGTCTGGATTCGTTCTGACTGGAACTGGTTCTGGTGCTCATAGTTTTGACGTTGCTAGTGTTGTTGGTGCATATGATGGTGTCTTTAATGTGGCGACAATTCCTACTGCAAATTCATTCACAATGGATGGAACGTTTAAGATTCCTGTAAGAGAATATGAATTCACAAATTCGGGAATTAATGCAGGTGCAGGAACGATCCAATTCGCTGCAGCACACAATTTATTGACTGGGGAGAAAATCACTTACGATGCAAATGGAAATACTTCCATTCTTCCTGCAGGTGTGACCGATACCTTTGCTATCGTGATTAGTTCAACTACAATCAAGTTGGCAACTTCTGCACTTGATGCATTGAATAACACTGCAATTACAATTACTTCTCAATCTGGAACTCATAAAATTACCTCTAGTAACGTAATTAAAAATATTCAGGCTCCAGGCACTGCAACTATTGTCTTAGGTAGTAAAGAAGTTACTGGTTCGGGATCGTCATTCCTCACTCAATTCAAGAGATTTGATAAAATTTATATTAATAATGGAAGTTATGTTGAGGCGTACACTGTTGATACGGTTTCAACAAATACAAGGATGACTTTGTTTGAAAATTCTGATGCTAACTCTAGTTCTGCAGATTACTATTATGCAACACAGTTGGCTCTAAGACCTGATGGATATAGTCTACATAAACCATTTGATGGTGGTGTTGATATTACTGCAGGAACAAGTCCTACAAGTAGAATCGCTAGACAAACTCGTAAGTACTTCCGTTATCAGTCAGGTAAAGGTCTGCAGACTAGTTTCGCAATTAACTTTAATCCACCCAAACTAGTTAAGGAGTTGATTAGAGCTCAAGGATCAACTGCCACTATTGATACTCAGGAACAACATAATTTAAAACAAGGTGATAGTATCAAGATAGCCGGTGCCACTGTTTCTTCTGGTACTAATTACTATAACGGCACTTTCACCGTTGCAAGTGTTCCCAATCCATTCCAATTTACTTATACTATGGCTGGTGCGCCAACTGAAGTTCGTGCTGGTGGATTCCCAACTTATGTTAGATCCTCTTGGACAGATTCCTTTGTCCGTGGTGGAATGTTTGATGATCAGAACGGATTCTTCTTTGAATATGATGGTCAAGATTTGTATGCTGTTAGACGTAGTAGCACAAAACAACTTGCTGGGGACATTACTGTAACTAGAGGAAGTCAGATTGTAAGTGGAGATTCTACTAGTTTTACGACTCAACTTACCATTGGTGACATGATTGTTATTAGAGGACAGTCATATAAGGTTACTGAGATTAGTTCTGATATTCGTTGTGTTGTTCAACCTGCATATCGCGGTATTAACGCTACAAGAGTTAAAGGAACAAAGACTATTGATACTAGAACTCCACAATCTCAGTGGAATATGGATAAGGGTGATGGAACTGGATTTACTGGTTATATCTTAGACACGAGTAAGATTCAGATGGCATACATGGATTATTCCTGGTATGGTGCTGGTAAGATTCGTTATGGATTTAAAGATAGTATCGGTCACATCAGATACTTCCATGAGTATATCCATAACAACAAACTAGATGAATCCTACTTCCGTTCTGGTAACTTACCCGCAAGATATGAAATCGAGAATGGTCCAAACTCATCTACCGCTCCAACACTATTCCACTTCGGTACTTCCATTATTATGGACGGTACATTTGACGATGATAAGGCATATCAGTTTACTGGACAGAGTAGACCATTTGCATATACCTCTGGAGGTAATCAATCCATATCTAGTGGTGGTGAATCAACTTTCTCTCAGGTAACTCTTGATGGTCAACGAGTTTATGTGTATACAATTCCAGTATCACAGTCAGATGCACAAGCTGTTGTTGTTGGACAGACATTTATTGAAGCATCTCAAAATAGTTTACCAACTACTTCATATATCACTCAAGTTGATGTTGATGCTTCCAACAGTAAGATCTATTTAAACTATCCTGCAACAACTGCAGATCCTACTGGTGGTACAGAATATCCTGCAATTGCTGCTGCAACTTCATTTACTGCTGGTGAAGGTTCATCTATTGAACTTCAGAGACCAGTTCCTCTGATTAGTGTAAGACTTGCACCATCAGTAGATAGTGGACTTACTGGATTCTTAGGTGAGAGAGATATTATCAATCGAATGCAGTTGAGACTTGCTCAGGCATCGGTTACTACTAATAAGGATATTGAGTTGTTCTTGATTCAAAATACACTACCAAGTAGAATTAATTTTGAGAATGCACAGTCTCCTTCTCTGAGTCAAATTATTAAACACGTTGCGGGTGATACTTTACTTGCAGGAACGACAATTTACAATGCCAAGGTTGCTGCTGGTTCTGTATCAGTATCTCTTACAGACCTATTGGAGATTGGTAACTCTATCCTTGGTGGTGACGGTATTTTCCCTGCAGGTCCTGACTTACTTACACTTGCGGTTCAGGTTCAAGATGCTACAGGTGTTACATTCGCTTCTCCATTCCAAGTTGCTGGTAACATCTCTTGGTCAGAATCTCAGGCATAATTCGGGTTCCCGAACCGCTTGACAAACTATACCTCTTAAGTTAGTATAAATACATCGAATTGTCACATGTGACAATTCTTTACATACGAAGACATGTCGAGTCTTCTTTCAT